CGCTTTGACCATTGGTCAGACTGCCGCAGACGCAGTTTCTGTGTTTGATGAAGCTGCTGACACTGGTCGCCGACGAGGCCAAACGCTTGCTGAACTTACTGGTGTTGCTTGTGCTGGTAACGAATGGGCTGTTTGCCTTGTAACCAGTGGAGCAATTGATCAGGCTGATTACGAGATTGGTTCTTACTGCTATTACACGGCTGGCGACTAATTAAAAAAGCAGACCAAGGGGGGCGGCTCAAGCCGCCTCCCTTGTCTGCAAGGAGTTCTTAAATGGGTGATTGGAAATCGGGCGGCGGAAATATTATTAAAAGCTCTAATTTGTTCAGCATAAAACCTCCCTCAAGAAACTTTGAGGAAACTAGTGATCGTTATGCAAATCAAGTAATAAAAAATCCTCATACTAAATTTCTAAATAGAAATGAGCTTGAATTTTCGGATCTTTCTGATTCCCAGCCAGTTCATTTAAAAAGTCAAATGACGCGCGCCGTTCAATTTAGATCAAGTAATACTATAACCAGATTTACTGACACGCTTCTTTTAGGAAAAGTGAAAGGGTCGTCCGTACTTAGATCACTTACCATGTGGTCCGATGGAGGTTTTGCCAGTTTCGTCGGAAAAATGTTTTTATTTAGTTGTCTTCCAGAGAGCATGGTCCCTGACTTGTACGGAACTCAAACGATTACTTCTGCAAATACTTTTGCTTATTCGGATGATGATTCCAACGATAGAACTCTATTTACGTTAACTGGAGATTTTGTCGATCTTATGATTTACAATGGATCTGTTCTTAGTTTTTCGGGAACTCCTGTTGCCGATTTGAACAACTCCACAAACTACACGGTAACTAATGTTGCAAGAGCAGATGCTAACACTGTCTCTTTCAATTTAACGGTAGGTGCCGGTGGTTCTAATGTCGATTTCCACGATGGCGAAGATCCCGTAACTGGGCAAGCTGCAACTATCAGCTTAGTTACTACCAAAGCGGTAGCGACTCTTGCTTCTTTTGGAAGTCATTCTATGAATCATGGCTTTAACCCTGATTTAGTAGAAACGTGGACGCCTTCAGCTACGAATAATCCCGAGTTGCTGCAATGGAATCATGTAGGAAGAAACGTTGCTGAAATATCTTATGAGCAATATCACAATACTGTAAACAGGGTAAACAATAAAATTGCATCTCCTAGGTTTGCCCCGAGGCCGATACACCCAAATGATTGGGCTTACATAGGGATTCAGTTTTTAGAAAATCCCACTTATGATGGTGGTTCGACTCAGGCAAGGCTTTCTGCTTTTATCGACTATATGGATCTTTAATATGGGACAAGCGCAATCCGAAGTTGATGTAGCAAACAGGGCTCTAGTCCGATTGGGGCTACAAACAATCACTGCTGCCAGTGATGACCCTATGACTTTTGCTTCTGCTATTTCTAATGGAGATACCAAGAACAGTACAGCTCTTTTAAACACTCATTTTGACGAGTGGAAAAAGGAGTTACTGCGAAGTCATCCTTGGAATTTTGCGACTACTCGGATGACCTTAATTAATCCTATTGCCACTAATCCGGGCTCGATAACAATCAAAGAAATTAGTCATTCAAATCCGGTTGTTATTGACGTAACCCCTTCTGATAATCAAGATGGATTTGACCACAACTTTTGGGATTATGATGTTGTCGAAATACGAAATGCTTTGTACACAAATTTAAACAACAACAAATATTACGTATTTAGGGGCCATGATGATGGATCTGGAAGCAATAGAATAAATCCAACTAACCATATTACGCTTTTTAAAAAGCTTCAAAATAATGGAACGCTTCCTGCTCACGGAGTGGCTTCTGCCGGAAATTCTGAAAGAACAGATCTTGAAAGTGCAATTACTTGGAATGATGACAATCGGTATAACACTGGAACAGTAAACACCTTTGAAAAGTCTCAGTTTGATTACGAATATAATATTCCAAGACGAGTTATTAGACTTTTAAATGTTAAAGAGATACCTGAAGGCGACGAATATAGGTTGCAGCGAAGAGACAGTGCTTCTGACACTTCTCTTGATAAGATTTTGCTTTGCAATGTTAACGATATGATCAATATTGAATTTATTGAAGATTTCAATCTGGGCAATTTTGACTTAGATAGAAGTTTTATTGAATGTCTTTCGCTTAAAATTGCTCATAAACTTTCAGAAATGCTTATCAAAACAAGCTCTGTGACTAACGAAATACAAAAAGAATTTCAGGTTGCCCTTTCTCAAGCTAAGTCAATTGATGCCCAAGAAAACGGTTCTATTAATGATTTTCACTCTACTTGGGCAAATGAAATGGGACGAGAAACTTGACCCAGGTAAACATTTCACAAAAGAATTTTTCTGGTGGAGAGATCAGTCCTGACCTAGAGGGAAGGTCTGATCTTCAAGTCTATTCTAAAGGTTTAAGCACTAGCTTAAACGTAATGTGTACTAATAAGGGCGACTTAATTCCTCGCCCTGGGACTGAGTACGTTTCTCTTACTTCAAATATTGATACGTTGGCAAATCGCTCGCCTAAAAAAGCAAGACTTATTGCTTTTAAGGTGTCTGAAGATTTGTCTTATATGCTTGAGTTTACTGACAAAAGACTTCGGATTTTTAAAGACGGAAAAGTCTTAGAAGGCGTTACTGATAGCATTCGTTTTCCTCAAGCAGCAGCGCCTGTACATTCTAATACTCTTGCAGACATGGGTGATGTTTTAGATACGCCAGAAGCAGGGTTTTTATTTTTACGACCAAACAGGACTACACTAGACGCTGGTGATGGACCTTTTTATTTTGAGTTTGATCAAATTGTTTATGATGGTCGAGCAACTGCAAACGTTCCTACTGTGGGCGTTACCAGCAGTATTAATCTACAAACAAAAGATACTTCTGCTCAAGGTAAAGGAAGCTCAACTGAATTTAATTCTTCTCACACAGTAACGTCTGGCAATAGATTTTGGGTTCATTCAGTCGAAAGAAACGTTACTGCTCCAGCCACAGATAGAGGCGCTTACGTTGCTAATCAGCTTTGCGACATTGTTTATATAACTGACGAATATCAAAACGTTGGTATTGAAGGTGCTCAGTTAAATGTTACTGCTACTTCTAACATGACAGATTTTAGTTGGGTATTTGAAAACAAATCAATCACTTACACAGGTGGAACCTCTACTGTAGCTAGCAGTTCTAATTTAGATTATTTTGTTACGCCTTATTTAGAAGATGATTTAGACGATATTCAATTTGCTTACTACGGCGACACTATGTACTTTGCTCACAGAAACTACAGACCCACTAAACTTGTTAGAACAGGTGAGACTAATTTTAAATACAACAATTTCTACTTTAATGGTGGACCTTGGAGGGAAAGCTCTACTTACGGAGAATCTTGGCAAGGTCTTGCCAAATTTGCCGATCCGAGCGAACTCCACCCAATTCCATCCAGCGCTGTTGAGGGTCAAAAATTTCCATTAGCCACCACTGGGGAAGTTCAATGGGATGGGGGAAATGGTACTACTGGAAAAAACATAAACGAAAACGGAATCGACACACATATATTTTTGCATGAAAACTCTCCGTCTATAAAAACTTCTTTGTCTGGTTACGATGCTGACAGCTCATGGGCTGGCAGAGCAGTTCGCATTCGTTTTAATATTGGGCAAGGCAGCGGCAGAACAAATCTTGTTGCAGACACTTTTGGTAACCTCGATACTATGCAAAAAGCTGTTACGGGCGTTGCTTCTGAAGATATTAATAATAAAGAAGCTGCATTTGATGCTTTTACATCTTTTGACACATCTACGTTTTTGTGGGCAGAAGGAGTTGTTCAAGAACAACGACACACCGCTCCTTCCAGTCTCACTATTACAGGGAAAGGTGCTTCTGACAGAGTATTTACTTCTGCAAGTCCCGGCCTTTTGTATGTTGGATCAAACTCGTTTCTTGCGCCTGGAGACATTGTAGAATTAAACGTCATGGGTGGCGCTGGCACTCTTCCTACGCATAGCGGTGTAAATAAAAGTGATACTGAGCCAAATGCTTTAAAGCCTAACCAGTTCTATGTCCATAGCGTTTACGATGACACGCAAGTTTACCTTTGCGATTCATACGCAAAGGTAAACGTAGACTCTCAGCAATTTTCTGGAAGTTACACTTCTACTGACGAAAGCGCAGATACAGTTACTGTTGTTTTAAGAAAACATACTAATCCGACGCGACAATTAAGAATCAAAATAAACAAACCTTTTGCTTTTACTAATCTTATTGCTGAATCGAATAATGAAGTATGGGTTTGGCTCAAAGCAAGCAGTCAGACCAGAATTGGTCATTTATTTGAAGATCCCTTAGATGACGGAACAGGTGGTTGGCCTGGGGCTATATGCGTATTTGATAACCGATTGTTTTTTGCTTCAAACAACGAAAACCCAAGCATGATGGCTGCTTCTGTAAAAGGAGATTTTGAAAACTTTACTCCTGATGATGGTGGAAGTAATTCCGCTAACAATGTTGACGATCCAGATACAGACGTTTATTGGGCGCCTGGAGGCACTCAAAATCCAAGAACTTTTCCAACTGATTCTTTTACTTACAGCTTGCAAGAGGGTACTTCTGGGAAGATTTTATGGATGAAAAACATGCCACAAGGCTTAGCTGTTGCTACGGCTAATGGCATATACATGAGCAACAAGCCTCAGCGAAATGAGACTTACGGTCCTGGCAACTGGAAAATGGATCTGATTTCAGAAGAAGGGGCTAATTCTACTTATCCTGAATATATTGATGGAAAACTTTATTACATAAACGCTCGCGGAGATAAGCTTTTAAGTCTTAAGTATTCTGTAGAAGCTGATGCTTTTAAGCCTACTGTAGAATCAATTATTAGCGAACATTTATTCAAAGACGGAATCGTGGATATGGCTTTTGCCAGATCTCCGATTCAGGTTCTTTGGCTTGTCTCTAAAAATGGCGATTTAATTTCTGGAGTAATTTTAGATTCCGAAGAACAAAAAGCTTTTTTTAATCACAGGATTGCTGGTCCTGCTTACCTTGCTCGCCCAAGATCTAAAGTAAATTCAATTGCAGTTATTCCATCTGTAAACAAAGATTTTGATCAACTTTGGTTAAGCGTTGAACGCAATGTTTCAATTACAATTGACACAGCAGACACAGCAGATACGGCAGGGCCTTATAACACTTTAGAATGCTTAACTCAGTACAGCCCTTATTTATCTGACACAAAAGACTTTGTTGGTTTAGATTTGTCTATTACTACTGCTTCTGAAAGACGAAGGACAGACGATACTTCCGATAAGATTGTAGATTTAGATATTGCAGGAAATGCATATCCATTTACAGGAGAATTAAAAATTGAAACTGAAAGCAATCATGGAATTGTTGATGGTGGCAGTGGTTTAATTACAGGTCTTACTGGTGGTCTTTCG